CCGGGCGCTACTCGAGTCACCTGGGCATGCTTGAGGCTGCTGTCTGGAATAGGTATATACCATTTGATGAAATGGTATCGATGCTTCAGCAGCCAAGTATATTCCGGCCTACTGAGTTTATACTCCCATTCTCCTTCGGCGAGCCTTCTGGAGGCGGCGAGGTAATAAACGCCGCACCAGAAGCCCTGGTATTGTCATCAATACAGGCTGGGCTGCGAACAACTGAGATATTAAATACCCAAGCCGAAACACTGATCCTGTCCCCGGCAGCTGCAAGCATACAGACCACTCTTGCAATTTCTGCTGACCCAGTCGGGCTGTCGATAGCGGGAATACCTGCTGCCCTGCATGCAACTTTCGGGCTTGCTGCAGTCCCAGCTGGCATGGTGCTGGTTTCGAGCAATGCCGCGTTTGCTCAGAGCGCGGCTGTAAATGCGCAGCCTGATGCGCTGATTCTGCAGCCGGTAATGGCTGGCATCTACGCCGGTGAAGCTGTGGTTGATGCTGCGGCCCAGGCGCTCACGCTGTCTGGCGTTAATGCTGGAATTGTCCTTGATTCAGGATCGGTTAATTTCGGCACAACGAATACATCCAGATACTTTCTATCTGACGCCATGACTGGCATGGATTTGTCCGGTGATTTTAGTATCGTTGCGGTTATCTCGCCAGATTACACGGTATCTAACCGCCATAAGTATTTTTTCAGCACGGCAGCTTCTTTAAGTGATCCGGCCGGCCTGAATCTTTACATAACATCATATAACGGATTCTTGTCCCTGATTGCAGGCAGTGATGCTACCACCACTTATCCTGCTGCCGTTCCACCAAGTTTCTGCCTTGTTTATGCTCGTCGCATAGCTGGCGTTGTATCTGTTGGTTTTGTGGATCTGTCAAATGGCACGCACACAAAATCTAATACCTTCAGTTCATCGGCTAACTTTAGCAACGATGTGGCGGTGATAGGCGGCAGGCTTGATCTTGACGCGACGAGATTCTTTACCGGCGGAATGTCATGGATCGCTCTGCTTGAGACCGGATTGTCGGATGGCCAGATTGAAAGCATAGCTGCTGGCACAACCGGACTGCTAAACGATTTTGAGCCGTCGGTTGTTGAGCTATGGGATATGACGTTCAACAGGCCGATACAGCCCGGCGTCGTACATGGAATAAATGCCCAAAGATTCGGCGATGGCTGGGGAGCTGGCGGCGACAACCCGTTGCCATATGAAATAGAAGAGGCAGAGATAATATCGACTATCCCTGCGACAATTGGCCTGACTGGTGTACATGCTTCTGTTAATGTTTCCGGGTCGGTGACGATATCCGCCATCCCGGCTGTTATCGGCTTGCATGGCGATTTGGCTGATCTGAATATTACCAATATACTTGCCACGAGCACGGCGCACGCAAGTTTATACGGCGCATATGCCGGGCTGTACTCAACAGAGATGCTTCCAGGCAATACGGCCAGCATCATCTTGCAAGGTAATCAAGCGCTCATTCAGTCCGCTGGCGTAGTAGACACATGGCCAGCCAATCTTAGTATATCTGGTCAAAAAGCTGATATATCTGTGAGCGCGGCGCTGGCAGTAAATCCAGCCAGCATGACTCTTGGCAGTTTGCGTGCACAGATAACTTATGAATCACCCTTGGTCTGGGGTAGCACGACAATAGAGGCTAGATTGCAGGGAATGACAATAGAGGCGAGACAATGAGTTGTGCGAACGAGCTTTACATCGATAGTAATATAGACATTAACATTGAGTTTGTAGATATCACTGGCATTTTGTCAGCCAGCGCAACATTTACGCTCACCACAGATCCAGCCACCACCATTACATTACCAGTTGATCTGGTTGGCTCTGCTATCAGGGTATCAAAAGGTGATATAATGAAAGAGGGTTTGTATAAAATAACTATTCTGGCGCAAGATGCCGGCGGTATTGAGCGGAGGCTTGTTCCGTGTCCTTCGTCGGTCAGGTTCTCGCCGTGAGCGACGAGCTGTTTTATGAGCTCAAGCCATACACCGAAGGGCTTGCCAAATGGTGGATCAGGACGAATCGGCTTTCCCATATTGAGGATGACTTGATGCAGGCGGCGTACATTGGATTGCTGCACGTAGCGAGGAATTCGGACGGCGAGAAAGGCGTCAAAACATATCTATTCCGGCGGGTGATTGGAGCCATGGTTGATGAGATCAGGGCCATGGATCACCTGACACGCCCGCAGCGCAGAGATGGCATGGTCGCGGAAATGCTTGATATTGATTGTGTCGATGTCGAGAGCGATGGTTCCAATGGCGACTTTCTGGCTTGTGAGCTGATGGCTGAGGCTATAGGCAGGCTGAAACAGAAACAACGAGATACCATAATCGGGATTTATTTTCATGGCAAATCAAGCGTCGACATTGCCAGAGATTTAGGATACACCGCATCCAGGATCAGCCAGTTTCATCGTGATGGTCTGGAAAAATTAAGGGAGGATCTGTGTGAACATTTCTGCTGAAGAACTTGCGCCGAATATTTATATTCTGCGCGGCCATGCTGACGGCGATGGTTATGGAGATGACTTTAGCTGTGCGTGCGTTGCCATCATCAGTGGCCAGATGGCAACAATAAAGGCGCTGGTCGCAGATGCTGGCGAAACGACGCGGGCAAATTACATTGCCATAACCGCATGGTTGAGAGGGCGTGGCGTCCGTGATGTTGCATGGGAGCGGTATAAAAACGGCAAGGTGGTGTCAATTAAATATCATATAAAATGAGCATACTTTTTAAGAAATTCGGAGGCTGGATTCTGGCCGCCCTGTCCATGGCTGCATCTATCCTTATGTTCTGGAAGTACGCAAAGCAGTCAGAGCGCATGGATCATGTAAAGGATCTGGCTGAACAGCAGGAGGCGCAGGCAATCGGGATTATCAAGCAGAGAATCGAGACGGCAGAGATACAGAAAATAAAGGTGGAAAATGCAAATCAGGTTAAGCAGGACAGCAGCGGCAGCAGTGATGCTGATATCATTGCAAGGCTGCGCAACAAGTGGTCAAGGGACTAAGTACGCTGAGGCGATTTCGGCAACGCCCGTCATTATCGATACGGCGTGCGACTGGGTTGAGTACATATATATATCATCGGCAGACACGCTGACGCCGGGGACGGCCCGACAGATACTCAACCATAATGAGACCGTCGAAAGAAACTGCAAAAAATGATAAATGGCCCGCCAAGATAAGCTCTTTGAAGAAGCTCCACTGGACGATCTCCCGGACACGAAAGCGTGTCTATTTGCGCTGGCAGACATTTGGCAGAATGACTTTAACAAGGCAGCGGACAGGATCGCTGCCGCCAAGGTTTATATGGACAGGCTTAAAGATGTCATCGGCGATGAAGATGGCCGTCGGGTTGAGATAACGTTTAATGTGGTAAGGCCCGGTGAAGATACGGATTAATTTGTCAGATAAAATCTCTGATATCTTCGACGACATCATGCGCGATCCGTCATCGTTCGGCACAAGCATACGGTTCCGTGGTGCAGACGGTGGAAGGGGAAGCGGGAAAACATACCAGTTTGCCACCATGACCGCAGTGGTTGCAATGGATTTCTCGGCGCGGCGCGTAAAGGGCAATATACTGTGCGGGCGCGAGTACATGAACTCACTGGCAGACTCATCCATGGAGGAAATCAAGACCGCCATATACAATCACAACATGGGGTATTACTTCGACGTTGGCGAGAAGTATATACGAACCGCAGACAAGAGGGTAACATATCTCTTTGCAGGACTAAACAGAAATCTGAACAGCCTTAAGTCAAAATCAAACATCATTCTGGCGTGGATCGACGAAGCAGAGCCAGTGTCTGACATGGCGTGGTCTAAGCTGATACCTACGGTACGGGCAAGGCAATCCGAAATATGGTTGACGTGGAATCCGGAAGATGAGGGGTCAGCAACGGATAAGCGATTCAAGAAGGCCAGAGTAAAGCATGGTAAATTTGCCACTGTCAATTACAAAGATAATCCTTGGTTCCCGGAAGTTTTGGAAAAGTCAAGGCTGTCAGACCTTGAGAACCTTGACCCGGCTACTTATGCGTGGATATGGGAGGGGGCATACAGGGTTGAGTCTGACGCACAGATTTTACATGGCAAAGTAGCGGTCAAAGAGTTTGAGCCAGAGAAGCACTGGGGCGGACCTTACTATGGCTTAGACTGGGGGTTTTCGCAAGACCCAACCGCAGCCATAAAATGTTGGACTGATGATAATATACTGTATATCGAATACGAGGCTGGCAAGGTTGGCTTAGAGCTTGACGATACGTACGAGTACCTGATCAGCCGAATGCCCGGCATAGAGCGGCACAGGATATACGCAGATAGCGCTAGACCGGAATCAATCAGCCATGTCAAGCGTAATGGCTTGCCATTTATCAAGCCAGTCAAGAAATGGCCGGGAAGCGTTGAAGATGGCATTGCTCACCTGAGATCGTATAAATCCA